ATCTACAGTTACTGCACCTAAAGTTCCATAATCACAAAAGTACACCTTTTTAACACCACCAAAACCAGTCTTACAAGGTAATTTTCTTCCTGTTGTTAAAGCACAAGCCATAGTTATATATTTTTAAAAGGTTAAAAAAGGGTAGGGTATTAAGCTACCCCTTATAAATTATTATACAGTTGGGTCATAAAGTACGATTTCAGAACCATATCCATATTGGACTGCTGCTGTGAATCGCATTATAACTCTAACATTTTGACTTCCGTCAAGGTCTGCCATATCTAAAACTTTTACGATATTCATATCGTTCATTAGACCTGTACCGAACCAAAGGTTTGATTTTTGAGCAAGAACCATTTGATTGTCAGTCATACCCCAAGCAGGGAATATATTAACACCATCAAAAGATAATCCTTGACCATTATACCACATTTGCCCTTTGTCATCAATACCATTAGCACCTACTCCAATAGAGTAACCACCTAATGCTCTAACATAAGCCTTAGCTACATTTTGAGAAACATAAAGGTTTAAATCTTCTTTTCCATAAAGAGCAGAAGGACAAGCATCTACTACTTTAGCCATTTCTGCAATTACATTAGCGTGTGTAACAGTTGTTCCTGTAATATCAGAAACATCACCATCAGCTTTTGCTAAAGTAATTAATCCATCAAATTCTCCTGCTGTTCCATTAGCTCCTACCCAGATATTTTGTTCAGTCTTTTGAGCAACTTCTGCCGCAACGTGTCCGATTAAAAAGTCAGAGAATTTAGGAGGTAATTTTTCATAAGCAGAATATCCCATTTGTACAGCTTCCCAGTCTGATACAAAAGGAGTTTTACATAATTCAAGATTAACCTGAAATTCCTCTGGTGCAAGAATTCTCTCTGTTAGAGTTACATTTCCTGCATTTGTGAAGTCGCAAGTTCCATCTACAATTAAAGCTGAAGTAGCTACTTTTTTAACAACTTCTTTTAGCTTAATGTTCGGTTTTACTTCGATACCACCCTTTGCGATAGTGTTACCTGACAATAATGCCGCAGCTATATATTTTCCCGAAAACTGTCCAGCATAAGTACTTGTGATTGATAAAGCCATTATTTATTTATTTATTTATTAATTATTAATTATTTTATTCATAACCGAATCTAAAACAGATGTCGGTCTTTTACTTGCAAAATGAAATTGTGCATCCTTTTGAAAATTCCCCTCTGGACTATGTTTAATAGGTTCTACAGCAGGTTCTGAAAGCTTTTCTTTCAATTCCTCTTTTGAAGCATCAAATTCTTCTTTAACAGTACGAGATTTAATTTGTCTATTTTCTTCAGATTCAGCTTCCACTACTTCTTCAGAATTAGATTCTTTATCTCTTTTTAAATCTGCGACTGCATCTTCAAGATTTTTAATTCTTTTTTCCATTCCTGCCCAGTCATCAACTGCTGCTTCTTTTCCATCATCAACTAAATCTTCTGTTTCTTCAGAATCTTCCTCTTTAGCAGGAACATCATCACTGACATCTCTAACGTCAGCGATTATACCCTCTTCCTCGACAACAATAAGTTGACCATCTTCAAGGATATATTCTCCAACAGGCATAGCAACTCTTTCATCATCAGTTTTGATGAAAATTTCTTTACCCTTTTCAAATGATTCTGCTTCTATAGTAGTACCATTTTCTAATTTCCTTTCTTCCAATTTAACTTGGATGTCAAGGAGTGTTTTGATTTTATTTATCATTTCACTTGATTTCATAATTATTTGTATAACGATTATTAAATTTAATTTTGCATTTTTACGATGCAATTCTATTTATTACCCCTATGCCTTGAGCCCATAAAGAACCATCACAACATTTTTTAGAGTAATTATTACTATCTTTACATAAGCATCCTCTCGAACTTCCTTTAGGACTTGTTCTACTTGGAATAAATGTTTTATTTTTTTTCATTATTTAGGAAACAAATTGCCTTGATTGCTAACATAACCTGTAGTTTGAACATAGTTAAGTTTATTAAAAGTTTTATCTAAAGATGAAGGGGGTTTCATTCCTAATTCTTTTAACATTCTTTCTACCTTAAAATATTTTATTCCACCTTCCTTTTTTAAAGCTTCAACTTTGTCTCGCAATTTTTTGTTTTCTTTATTTACTGATTGAAACAAATTCTCTGCTTTATCAGCATTTTGTTTCATCTGGTCAGATAGTTTTTGAGCTTGTCTAAGTGCATCTTCAATTTCTTTAATAGCAGATAGCTCTATTTTTTCTAATTCAACCTTTTCTTCAGGAAGTTTATCAAATACTTTTTGAATTTCTTTCTTATTTATCATTTTTATAATTTTATTGCTTTTCTATAATTTTGTAGTGCTTTTTCCATTAAAGTTGTTTCACTTAATTTAGAACTTATTCCCATTTCTTTATTAATTCTTTCAATTTGATTTATAACTTTTTGAATATATTTAAATTCATCATCTCCTGAGTCCCTATTTTTATTTATAGCTGTATTAATAGATTTAAATTCTTTTTTTAATCCATTAATTTCTTGTGAATATTCATTTAATCTCCTTGCCGAACTAACTCCATCTTGTATTAATCCTAATTCAACTTTCTCTCCTTTTACTATTGCTTTTATTTGTGATAATAATATTTCAGCTTTTTCTTCCATTTCTTGTTTTTTTAATCCTGTTGTTTTATCCTTTGGTCTATCCATTTTATCTACAAAATAGCCTTCAATACTAAAACCTTTGACTTTACCTGTTTTAACATAATCATTCCAAACATCATCATTATTTACTTTTACAGCACCCATCCAAGTTCCTACAGGAACATTTAATCCATATTTTCTTGATTTATCCATTTTGGTATCTTCAACTATCCAACTTTCAACTAAAGTTAACCCATTAAGTTCGTGTTGATGTTCTAATGTTGAATTATTTTGTTTACCATTTTTAAGATATAATTGTGATGCTTTTGAAACTGTGTCTTTTGAAAAGTAAATATAATAGTCTCCTTGCTCTCCTGTTCTAAAAATAGGTTTATTAGGAATTAATAATGCACCCATTAATATCTTTTTCTCTTTATTAACTTCTGCAAGTTTTACCTCATCAGATTTTAATGTTAAAAAATTCTCCTCAATAGCAGGATTTTCTACTATAGAAATAGCATCAATGCCCATCATTTCGTGAGCTTCATCTAAAATTAATTCTATGATTTTCATAATTGTATAACGATTTTAATTTATAATTTTGTATTTATTAAATAGATGCTCCATCAACAATGTTTCTTTCAAGACTTTGAGCAGTTGTTACATCATTACTTACAACATACGCCTGCATAGGTTGTTGTGATTGTTCTCCAATAGCATCTGCTAATTGGTTTAACCCACTACTAGCAACTGTATTAATATCTGGAATTACTGGTGGAGTTACTGATGGCATAGACACCGTTTGTTCTCCACCTGTTCCACCTTTAGCAAAACTTGGTGCTGTTGGCTCTTTTGATTTGGTTATATTTTTAACATTTGCAATACCCCCTGCAATAACTGCTGCTGCCTGAATAAAGTTAAATGGAGGAGGTGCTGATGCTAAAGCCTTATTTGCTCCTGCAAATGTATCTCTAATTGCTTGAACTAAAGCTATTGCTTTTCCAAATTTAGAGTTTTTACCTACTATTGTTGCCATATTACCTAAAGCATTAGTCATTAAATCTTGTTTTTTATGAGCTATTTCAGTATCTATTTTATCTTGAGATTGTTGATTTGCTTGTTGATAGTCTAATAATTCATTATTAGCATCTATATAGGCTTGTGTACCTGCATTATAAGAATTTCTTTTAAGTGTTAATCTTTTTGTTTCTGCTTCTTCCTCTGCTACAAGATTATCTTTAATCATTTGTAGTTTCTTCATTTCGTTTAATTCCATTTCAGCAAGGAACATATTTTCATTTTGTTGCCTAATAGCAGTACCTTCTGCAATAGCTTGGTCTAATTCAAGTTCCTCTTTCCTTAATGCTACTCTATTAGATTCTTGTTCAGATAAAAATCCTTCAATTTGAGCTTCAACTGCTTTCTTTTCATTTTTAGCTTCTAACACAGCAATATAATCCTCATCTAATCCTGTTAATTCATATTGCGCTTGTGCTTGTGCCAAAACTGCTTCAGCATTTTCCATCATTTTTTCCTTTTGCTCTGTTAATAATCTTAACAATTCTTCATTGGCTGCTTGTCTTTCTTCAATAGTTAATAAATCATTATCTCGTAATTGTCTTTGCTGTTCAGCTTGTCTGTCATAATCTTCTATCAGACCTTGATTCGCCACCCTTGCTATATCTGCTGATTTTTTTAATTGTATATTTGCTTTCGCTGTTTCGGTTGCTGCTTTTATATTTTCTTCACTAACAGCTTTAGTTACTTCATTTGCTATATTAGAAACTTCTGTTATAGCTTCCCCAAAATCATTAACAATTCCCCCTGCTGCTTCTATTGCTCCCTTTCCAATATCTATTACATCATCTTTTACTTCAGATAATTGAGTTTTTAATTCAGCTATTTTTTCCTCATCTCCCCCTCCTAACCAAGATTGTTCCCAAGCTAATTGTGCCCCTAATATTGCTGCTTTAATAGCATTGAAACCTAATTTAATTGGAGTAATAGCAATTTTAAGTAGATTCCCCATTATTCTACCTAAAGCATCAAAGTTTTCTGAATTTTTAAATATAGCATCAGCAACTTGATTAAATATAATTTGTGCAGTTTCAAATCCTACCCTCAAACTATCCATAACAGTTTGATTGTTTTGTACAGCTTCTGAGATTACTTCAAATGCTTTTTGTAAAATAAATAGAACCCCTGTAAATTTGGCTAAACTTCCTAATGCCGAACCTACTTTTTTAATTGTTCCTGTTGATTTTTTAGCTTGATTTGATACTTTTTTTAAAGCATCTTCTGTTTTTTTATTAGATTCTAGAACTTGCTGTTGTAAATCAGCTAATTCTTTTTTGAATTCCTCTATATTTTTTTCTGCTTCTTTATATTTAAGCTCAAAATCAACTACTACTTTCTGTGGCATTTTTATTTTCTTTTATTTGTTTAAACATTTCTTTAAAACTTTCTGCAAGTTTATATTTTCCTTGAGCTATCCTAATATTTTCTGTTTCTCCTTTTGCAATCTTTAATAAATCTATTATATTTTTTATCATTATACTATATTTAATAATTCTAAACTGCTCTTTCCTGTAATTAATTCAGTTTTTATACTATTAATTCTGTATGTATTATTATTTAACGAAATTTTGTCATTCAATTTTAAATTATATAGAATTTTTAATGGTAAATATGCTTCAGCTTTAGTCAAACGCTTCTTATTATTAAAGACACTTTGTATATATGTCTTGTAATTATTCTCAAATAATGTAGTGGTGAAAGCACTTGCATTAGAATTTTCTGCATTATATTCGTTTATTTCAGCATTAAAATTTATGTTTATTTTACTTGTTGAGGGATTAGTGCTTAAACTATTTGATGGAATTATATAATCATCAACAGAAGTTATAGTACCACTATCATTTCTTAAAGCAATATCAGTCCCATTATTAACCTCTATCGCATAAAAAATTAATGGATTACCTATATAAGATTGTTTATTGTCATCTGCTGACCAACCCCATTGTATGTCTTTAACAGCACTTGTAGTTAAATCAATTAAATTTTGGTATTGTAAATGTTCAAAACCTACATTTACTTTATATTGGTTTTGTGGTCCATCAAAACTTGTATCATCAGAATAATCTAAAGCACCCCATTTACTATTGTTTAATTGCTCATATTGTTTAGCTAAAAATGTACCTAATCCTGTATATGAAAAATCTATTTCTTTAAATGGTAAGGCTACATCAACAGTACCTTTTGTTGAATCTACATAATCATCAATATTGTGTGTTATTGATGAAGCATTATAATAGTCGTCTAATTTTTGAACTACAATTTTATTTTCCACATTTACATAAGCAGTTAGATTAAACATTTTAAAAATGTTTGTCAAAAAATCTATTATTTTCATTTTAGGTATTTGTGCGCTTATATTAAAAGGAATAGTTGTACTTGTTGTAAAGGATGATGAATTTTTAAAAGCTATTGTAAAGCCAGAACTACCGCCAGGAATTTCATCATCTTCTGTTACAGAAACAGACCATTCCCAAGATATATTTAAAGCATTAAATGTTACCCCTGCGATTGAAGCTATTTCTATTGAATATGAGCCTGTTGGTAAAGTTATACTATTAAACATAGTTTGTAAACCAGTTACATTACTTAATTCAGAGTAAACGCTACCATTCCTAATAACCCTTATGCTATATGTAGCCCCTGTTGTTGGGTTTATAGTTAATAAATTTGAATCTAAAGTATGAGTGCTTGGCATAGTAGAATAAACAAAAGTATTATTGGAAGCACTAAAATAACTACTACTACCACTTGTAATTCCTAATGGAGTTGCTGTTACAAAAACCAAACTTAATTGTGTTTCAGGCTCTACATTACCTTTTTTTCTATGTAACCACATCCATAAATCATAAAATTCAGTAACAGATGTATTATTAAAAAAATCATTACTAAATTCAATAGCACTATATTGTGATTCTATGGCATCTATAATAGCCTGTAGTCTAATAGCGTATTTTAATTCTTTCCAATTTAAACCATTTGCAGTATAAGAAGCTCCAGAATTATAATATAAATTACCAATTTGAGCATTTGAGGCAGCACTATCATATAGTAATTGTTGTGTGTGGGTTATTAGTGGTACACACAAATTGTTACTTGACAATGTAGCTTCTATTTTTGTTTTTATATCTGCATAAGTATAATCTGTGTCTAAAGAAGATAAACCACTTAAATTTCCCAATTCATCATCACCTAATACATCTTTTAAATTAACTGTATTACCAAAAAAAGTTATTTTATAAGTATGAGCATTATTGTTTTTTGTTTCAACTCCCTCTAATTTTACAAATCCTGTCTTAAAAGGTATGTTGTTTAGTTCTATTTTTGCTTTTCTTTTTCTCCTAGCATCAAAAGTTCCTTCAATATGGAATCTATTATAATGTCTAAATATTTTATTATTTACTTTAGAAGCAGGTAAGCTAAATGTTTGAGTAAATTCAGTAAATATTTTTGCAATATCTTTTACATTCTGAATTGTTTGTGTCATTGACACACTTTCATCTTTAAATAAATCTACCCTTACATACACAGGTGTTAAATCTTGGTCTATATTTTGATTTATATATAATTGTAATTTTTGCATTATCTAACATTGTTTATATAATCAAAAGATTCTTCAAATTGTATTGTATACTCTATAAGTCTATCATTTAAGGATGTTTTGTGTGTCATATTAGAAGTTTTTACATTGACAGGTACTATTTCATTTGTGGAAGTATTGCTATATTTTGGTCTTACCATCCAAACATATTCAGACAATAATAATTCTTCAAACCAAGCATTAGCATATTCAGGATAGTAGCCTGAACTTAAACTAACAGAATTCTTTGCTTGTTTATTAAAAGTAGTTACAGCGTGTTTTTTAGTATCATAAGTAGGACTTCCTGCTGTTGAAAAATCTGTTAAATTTCTTTGATATGTTTCGCTTTTTGCATTTGTTGTCTCTACTCTTTTTAAGAAAAACCATAGCTCTTGTATAGCTCCCCATTTATTAACGAATACTATTTTTCTACCATCTCCATATTTAGTGCAATCTATTCTTTTAAAAGTCACAGTAGTTGTTTCGACTGTATCGCTTGTGTCTCCACCTGCAAAATCTTGAGTTTTTAAATCTCCACCTGAATCAGTATATTGAAATGCACCGTCTGCGCCTGTTGGAACAAACAGCTCGTAGGTATCTGGACTTGTTGAATAGTTAGGAGTAAATAAAACTTTTCTAGTTGCTATTGTTGGATTGTACCCATCCATAAATGTACCATAGCCATCTAATCCAATATGAGTTACTGTGTTTGTGTTTGCACCACCATATTGAACAATACTACCCCCTGCATTTACAGCATCATAAAAAGTAATTGCCCTTGATATATCAATATGGTTGGTTTCAGGATAATCTGGAGGACTTAAAACTACTGTTGGAGTTAAATAATCTCTGCATAATTCAGCTATTTCAAAAACCACATCTGCACCTGCTGTACAATCTTTTATTATTGTATATTTTAAACTACCACCAATACTTAATTCTAATTTAGCAGATTTTGCACCTGATGGAGTTGTTAATGTTTCGTATCTTGGACTTCTTAAAGGTATTGTTGCCATTTTTTATTTTTTTATTCCTAACATTATTGCTGTTTCTACATCTAAAACAAAGGCATCTTTAAATTTATCTGAAAATCTATTTACCCCTCTTTCGTATGGCACACTAAAGAACATTGTAGGTTTTAATCCTCTATTATATATATTTTTAGCAATTACATATCCCATACTTTTATAACTTCCTTTCGCAAACTTTCCTGTGTCTCCCTGTCTAAACCTTACATTTTTTTTCTTTGCAAATAAAGCCATTTTATTTACAAAAGATTTAAAAGTACCTCTCATTTTTCCTGAACCAAACCTGAAACGAGAATTTGGTGCTTGTTGACCTCTTATTTTTGAGTTGGGAGAAACTTTGCTCGGATTTTTTCCTCTAACTCCCTCATCAACAAATGCACCATAATCTTCCATTAAAAATTCAACTAAAAAAGCACCATCTTCTTGTTTAACATCTGCTTTTAAAGACCTATAAAGCTGACCTTCATTTTTCTTTAAGCGAGTTAATCTACTTCTTGCTTGTTGAATTACATAATCAGAAAAATTTTCTAATTCTTTTTCTACCTCTTTAAATGTTATAATTGCCAATTTAATCCTGCTTTTAAATACATTAAACTTTTATCCCAAAATTTAGTTTTTTCATATTCAGTAAATATCCCAAATTTCTTTGTAATATTCCAACCAAACATAACACCATAATTATAATCAATCCAATCATTTTTTCCTAAATAATCTTCATAGCTAAAATCTTCATTGCCTGATATATGTTTGTGAATTGGATAAACATTACCCCAACTATGCAACCACCATTTACCTTTATTTCCATAATGATAGAAGTCTAAACCTACAACACCTGATAATGTTCCTAATGTTCCTATTGCATCTATTTCTTTTTTATTATAGTCATTTACTATATCTTGATAATCGTTTCTCCTAAAATCTAAATCTGTGTCTGCTACTCTCTCTCCATCTTCATTTAGCCAATACCAATCAAACTCATCCCATTGACCATCTAGGTCATAATCTATACCATATCCTATATCTTGGAATCCATACTCATAAGCTAAATCCCACCAATTTACATCTTGAGGAGCAAGATATTCTTCAATAGGAGAATAGCCATAAGGTTTGTGAGTTCTAACTACTGAACCTATAGAAAAACTAAACTTTTTTCCTATTGGAATTCTACCTCTAATATCTGCTGCTTTATAATCTAAATTGATTAAACCATTTTGTTGCATCTCTATTTTAGCACTCCAATATTTAGCTAAATATCTAACAAAATATCTTTGACTTGTAAACTCCCTGCCTTGTTGTTTACCTTGTGAATATTGGAATAAATATTCTAATCCTTTTATTGAACCAGAGTTAGATTGTAAAGATGAATTTTGTTCTGAACCATCATAAAACTTTTTAGCCTTGTTTTCGTAGTCAAACCTTGCTATTCTTCTCCATCCAAAACTCATCATATAATCATTAGTTTGTAGTGGAGTAATGTCTTGAACCTCTCCTGCTTGTGTTACAAAATATTGTTGAGGTTGCCATAATGGACTTGATTCTGTATAAGAGGTGTATAAAGTTGAATACTTTACTATGTCTTTAAAGAATTGTCCTTGTGCTAAATTACTTATTAGCAATAAGATAATAATAAAACTTTTTTTCATTTTTCTTGTTAATTAAATCAAATGTTAAACCTATAGACAGACCCCCAAGACCTGTGGCTAATAAATCTTTTCCATCAAAATAGTTGTTCTGTTCTTGACTATCTGCTATTTCTTTTATTGTTCCTACTAATAAAGCACTTGCAATAGATGATAATAAAGCTTTGTTTCTGTCCTGTGTTTCTTCATATACAAAATTATAAGTTATTGCACCTACAAAACCTCCTGCAAAATAATGAGCCTGTTTATCTATATCTTGTGCTTTCATACTTGTTACCACCATTGACATAATGATTGCCAAATAGATGATGCCTTTTCTTTTACCCATTTCCATACCTGTCCTGTTCTTTTACAAGTGCAATTACACTCGCATTTTTTTTGTTTTTGTTTTTTCATTTTTAAAATTTGTTTTTTAATAATTCTTCTATATGTCTATTTATCTCTTTGTCACAATTTTCAGGCAACTTTAAATCCAAGCCTGATTCTATTCTTACTACTTCATCTCCATTGTGATATAAAATAATAGTTGGTAAATATTTAATTTTTTCGTTTTTAAAAATATCCCCATTTTTTTCTATATAAAAAGAGTGTATATTATAATCATTAAATGGTTTTAATGGCATTTCAGCACTCTTTACAAATGAGGCAGAAAATTGCACTACGCTAATATCATTCTTAAAATCTTGACTATAAGAATAGCCGCTAATTAGTATTGATATTATAAGTATTATTTTTTTCATTTTATTTCTTACTTAATTCATATAATCTATCATCTATCTTTTGTAAATTTTCTTTTATTTCGTTTATGTCCTTTGACAATACATCTTGTTTTTCCTCTAACCTTTGTACTGTACTACGGACTAGCTCATCTTTATATTGAAATTCAATAGGATTTACAGAGTTTGTTTTTAATTCTTCCACTTCCTCTGAATTTTGAGCAACAGATGAAGATAGGGTTAAATAGGTTGTTGCAAGAGATACTGTGAAAAATACAATTACCCCTATTGTTTTTAAATCTAAAGTTAGTTTTGTGTTTTCGCTTACATTCATTTTAGCATATTGTTATATCGTTATAAATTAGTACATCCATTGTAGCAGTCCATCCTGCAAGTTCGTTTTCAAATCTATCATAAAAAGGCTCTAAATTAGGAAACCCATCAATCTGGTACATATCTGTATGTAGCTCTCCTCTGCTTAAAAGTTGAATAAGTTTATTTAAAACAACTAATTGAGTGTTTAAAATATCCTGCATATTATTATTGCCTGTAAAAATATCTATAGTTTTTTCTTTAGACTGAGCAACAATATCCATAGCGAGTATACTAATATTAAATCTTAAAGCCTGTTCTTCAACAATAACATTATTAACCATTATATGACCCATTGGGAATATGTCTTGTTTTCTTAAATTAACCTGACTTAAATCTCCAGAGGTTACCGTGTTAATGTTTTGGTCTTTTAATAATTGTTCTTTAATTATATTTGTAATTTGATAAAAGCCCCTTACTCCCTGATTGCTCATTTAAAATTTTTTTTTATTTTTTTATTTTCCAATTCTTGTTTTTCTTTCATAAAAGCCAACATCATTAAACATTCGTGCAATTCTAATTTAGTGATATCTTTGAACTTTGTAATATCTCCCGAAGAGAGTGCATAAAGTGATTGATACCATCCCCACTTTCTAGCGAAGATAGATAGTCCGTCAAGTCCTCCCTCTGATTGTTCTCCAAATAATTCATCATATTGGTTGATAAGTCCATCCCTAAATGAAAAAAAAAACTAATAGCACCTAAAACAACATCTAAAGGCATATCAATCATATTGTCTTTAGTGTCTGTATTATATTCTTTTATTAAATATTTGTTTTTAATTTTTTCCTTTATTGGCCTATATAGTACATTCATAGCATAATGCATATTCTGCCAATCTGAAATATATGTATCAAGGTCAATATACTCTCCAAATGACATATTTTCTAAATTAGGCAAAAAGCCATATTCAATTCCATTTAAGGTAAATTTTTGAATTAATTTAGGTTTGTTTTTAAATATATCATTAATTATTTTACTAACCCTTTCAGCATCATTAAGCTTCATTTTTCTTACAGCTAAAGCATCTAATTGACAAAAAATTTCAATCATTTTGCATTGCAAAAAATATTGGTCATCATTTTCATTTTGTATTTTTAAGAACTTTTGATATTGTTTTAAAGAAATATCTTTTAATTCATTAGGTACAACGATTTCTGTTTTCATAATTATATAACGATTTTAATTAGAAATTTTATAATACAAAGTAACAGGATTTTTTTTAATAAAAAAAGGGAGCATCCCAACTGTGAATCACTGTTATTGGATAACTCCCTTATCGTATAAGCACCACCTCAGTCGGCTGACATCTTATACATTTCGCCTTTCGGCAACCAAACAAAAACTAATTCAAATTACATTTTGCTTTGTTCTTTTATTTTTTGTAGTTCTAATAATGCTTTATTTTTTTCATATCTATAATCAGAAATTGCTTCTCTATGTTTTTGTAAATCCCCTTGAATTCTATTTACATAAAAAGCTATACTTGTTAAAGCTGTACTATATTCTTGTAAATCTTTATTATCTGGTTTTAATTTAATCCACTTTTGAAGAAGTTTAGTACATAATTCCATATTGCTATAATATTCTAAATCGTGTAAGTTTTGTATTTTATCCATCTGCTTCACATTTATCAGCCCATTCACAAGCCTCATTATAAATATTGTCAGCGTGTTCGCAGACATAATCTGCAAAATTATTATACCATTCTAATTCTTTAATTTTGTTTTGTATTTTATCCATTTTGTAAATTTAACAATTTATCATCTGCTTCCTTATAAGTGTCATAAAAATATTCTTCTCCTGTTTCAAAATCACTAACAATATAATCCACACTTTGACCAAAGCAAGATGCTAAAGTTATACCATTTTCCAAAGCTATATATACATAACCACTATTAGTATTAAACCCAGTTCCACCATCCATTATATATTCATTAGAGTTTAAATCTCTAAATGCTTTTATTACTATATGCATAGACTCAATATCCATTGAACCCATAGTATTTAAATCAAATTCTATTTTATTTTCCATTTTGTTTGGTTTTTAGTTATTAT